ACTCAAACCATTGCAGTCAATAACGCATTGGCACACATCGGCGCCGACGAAATCATTCCTTTTGAAGATGGAACTTATTATGAGATAAAGCGGGGAGAGATTATACTAGAAGTAGAAGAAGAAAACACTCCTTACGGAAAAGAAAATTATGAAGTGGAGGCTTTCTTTATTGAAGATTCAGGATTGGACACTGAAAGATGGATTAAGTTATATTTCAATCCAGAAACAAAAGCAGAAAATGCGTTTTACGCCCCCTATGTTAATGATGAGGAGAAAAATAAAGTTTACTTACCTCCTAACATGGAAAATATTTTGGCTAACTTTTTGGAAATTACTTTCGATGAAGAGATATCTGAAGATGTAATATGCAATACCAGAGCAGAATTAAAAGCAAAGAACTTATTTTCTGATGTTGAAATTGATTGTGAAGATGTTGAAGTGTTCTCTGCAGATATCACCGATTCAGATATGTATGGAGATTCCCTTGAAGATACAGGAGAAATTTGTTAATGAGTGTTGTATCAAACAGATTTGGACAATCAGTACCTGACGTCTTTATAGGAAATATAAGAATATCAAAAGGTTACGATTCTATAAAAGAGAGAGAAAATACTCGAAACAATAGAGTCACATCTGATAGGAGAACATCAGATCGCTATAACGATGACTTTGCTTCTAGAGTTAAGAGTGAAGAAGGATCACAATTAATTGTGACAGTAAATTTATATATTAAAGAAGTTGTAAATTCTTCACAGCGCACATCTTGGTTTAATGGCTCTAAAATAAGCAGAAACTTGAAAATAAGAGTAGTGCAAAGCTTGTCAGAAGCGTCCACAAAAGAAATATCTCGTGCACCAAGACAGATTTATCCTGGTGGCTACTATGATAATATCTCTAAAACTGCCGCCCATGGCGCGGCAACTAGTGTCATATGCAAAGATATACCTCTCAGACAATCAAACAACTTTAAAATAGAAAATTATTTGACAACAGAAACAAGTGATTATAGAGTATATGATATACCATATCAGATAATTTTTTCTATTCCAAATGATGCGCCACCTCACTTAACTTATTTTGCAGCATGCTATTATGATCCAAATCTTACAGATGGAAATCGTAACAAAAGAAGCAAGATACCTCTGCTTTCATCTTTAGGGAGATTGGCAGTAGAACAAGTTATAAATAAAAGCAAGACTGTAAAGAAATCAAAATATTATTCTGTTGAAGATACTGGAGATGCTTATTTTGGACCAATATATCATAAAGAAACCGGTGAGGTTTTTACCGGACTAACAAAAAATACTGGACCAAATCAAAAATTGACAACTAAAGTTGTTCCAAATACTAAAATTGTAGATTATAGAATATTTGAAAAATTTAAAAAAATTGATATCTCTTTTAAAGATTCTGATAAAGATGCGGTCAAAGGATCCGGCAGATCTAAATCCAGAGTGACATATAATAAGAAAAATGATGATGTGTTTTTTACAGACTTATACCTAAATCGAAGTCAAAACGGTGTAGTTGATATGGTTTTTGGTATAAAAATGGAAAAGATATTTAAAAACTACAGTCATTATGCAAAGTTGTTTCAAAACACAGACAATACAATTGTAGAGACCATCCTTGGCGCCTCTAAATTAAGAAAATTAAAAATAATTCGACGTCGAATTGACAACAACAAAACTAGTTTTGATCGTCTCGGCGGAGTAAAAATGACACCATTTGTCAATCCAGATGGTTCATATGATGAACATGTCGTCGTCGAGGCTTATAACAGACCTCTTTTAACAAAAGCCGGCAGTGTAAATATCAAAGCAACCACAGAAGACAGATATACAAAGGAAACCGTTGGCACAATCGATAAGATTGATTTATCTTTGGGTTCTGCAGGCGATGTTCTCTTTTTACATATAAGCGACAAGCAAATTGCAAAAGTTACAGAGGGTTTATATCAATATGGAATAGAATTAGATATTGAAGACAGAACACAAAATTATCTAATTTCAAGATTATCTAATTTTGAAAGCGCTATTAGAAATTATGATTCATTAGCAAATATAGCAAGAATGGCCGGCTACAACAAATATAATAAAAAATATACACAAAGCTTTATGTCGGTTTCGTCGCTGGTTAATTACAGCTCATCCGGAACTACACCATGGTCAAACTTAATAACTCAGTTCGTTCAGATTATAAATTTGTTCATGGGACATAATTCTGCACTCACCGAAGAATTACAATCTAATTTAGTCAAGTCTTTATTCTCTTTGTCGTGTCCAATAAGTAATAATCCAAAAGATATGGATTTTGTTATGACAATGATGATAGAGTACGCAAATAAGATCAGAAGTAAGATGTTGTTTGATTCTAACGACACGAGAAGGAAGAAGATAACCTCTGCGCTGCGCACTAAAAAAGAAGCTTCTCCTAAAGTTGCAGTATTTAAGTTAGAAAAATACTTTGGCGCCTCGTATAAAGGATATAGTAATAATAATGTAACATCTGAAATCGTCAATGCTTCACTGGATCCAAATTATGGTTATGATTATTTCGATTCTGGCGATAGTGCAGAAGGCTTAAAAACATATAATGCTTCTGATATAATTAGCAGATCACAAATTGAAACATTAAGATACTATAAATCAGAAGATCCAGTCCTATCTTTAAAGGTTGATGATAAAATTTACACGAATAGAGATTTTGCATTGTCAAATAAATATCAATTTTTTGCACCTTCATTTGTAACACTCGGTGGAAATAAAAAATTAAACCTAATTGATGAAGAAGAAAACATTTTTAATAAAAATAAAAACACAGCGCTCTTATTAGATATCATGGGATATAATATGGCACAAGAAGAAAATAACATGACAGACTACACAAGATATTCTTATTCGCAAAAGCTAGATTCTTACTTGGCATTTAGAGATGTTAACAGAGTCGCTAATAGAGATCCGGTATCAGAATTAGAAAGTTCGAATTACAATATTGCCGATGATTATTTTGGCAAAACAACTAAAATTATTATTAATAAAGATATTACGGACGATCAAGAAATAATTGATATGATTAATCGTGAAAGCGACAGTAGATATAAATCTAATAATAACAACCTTCGAAGAGGGGCGGAAACCCAAACGGCCGGAACTGGAATAATGTTATCACTTCTTGGCGCCCATTATTTAAAAACACTAGAACCTGTTAAGGATTTAGAAAGATGGAACTTGAGAAATCCTGAAAATATCATCGCATTTCTTGATGGTGTCAAGAGTCAAGGAACTTCTAGATCTGAAGTTATTGACACTAGCAGAACATCTAAATTACAAAAAAGACAAGCAAATCAAGTATCTCCGGAAAAGCAAAGAATTATAAAAGAGATGCCAATGCAATTAAAGTCTTTATTGCATCAAGGTGTTGGTAATGTATCAAAAAACAATTTTAGAAGAGAGTTGTTTGCTTCCAATTTTAACCCCTTACAAGATGCTAGTAAGTTTATAATGTTCTGGTTGATGCATGGACAACTAGTAGAACTACAAGCATATGTTGGGCATAGTATGTCAAATAACGATGCCAACATGAAAATGCCTTCTTGGCGTCCAGTAACACCAGATGTGTGGAGCAATATTGTTAATAGAAGTACTACTTTGTGTCGACTTGTGCGGTACAGAAATCCAATGTTATTAGGTACTTATCCAGAAACTTTAGACCTGCCAATATACAATGAATATTTTATAATAAGAGGAAATACCACTGCCCCTGGAAAAGATTCTAAGTTAAAGACAAGAATATCCAAAAGAGTACAAAAAGTTGTCAGAGATGCCGATAAAACGTATAGAAGTGGCATACAGCCAGAATATATGTTTAATTCACAAATTAGATCTGGCCGGACTAGTATCGAAAGAAAGAATCGTCCCAGACCAGCGGATATCACATCTCGAAATAGAGACTCCAGAGTAGGAAGCGCAGAGAGCGCACCCCAACCACAGAGAGGCAATACTCCACGCTCAGGCGGAAATATGGGACGAGGTACCGGTGGCAATAGAGGTGGAGGAGGCTATTAATGTCTATTGAGAGAAGTTATATAAGCACAAATTTGTTTGGTCACGGGAAAGGAAAGCCTGTATCCGGAGACTCTCTTGCGACTGGTAGGGGATATTACTATAGTTCTCAAAACAATGATGCTCCTAAAGATAACGAGTTCGCTAAAAAAGGTATTAGTATTACCTTTGGGCAACCAACAGAAGAAGATGAGGATCTTGGAGGTTGTTTTGAATTTAATGATATATTCAAAGTATATCCAGTTGTTATCAGGTCTAGTGCGCTTAAATATAAAAATGCTCTCGGGCAAGATCTTATAAAGCCTGTGACGCAGGAAAACAAATCTCTTAATGTTTGGCGCTTCAGTCTTTTCGGAGGAGATGTAGAAGGGCAACAAAATGATCCTCTTGTCGAAGTAGAGACCCCATATGGCACTCAGCTTATTCCTTTTTCCTCCGATGGAATGATACCAAAGAAGCTTTTTAGCACAAGGTATTATGATCATTCGTTTAAGCAAGTGTTGCCGGCCAGACCTGAAATTGCTTTAGAGAATCAAGATTTATTAGGAAATTCTAGTCCTGCTAAAGACTTATCATCTTTCTATTCGTTTCATGTTCCTGAGTATGAAGAATATACAGACAGCAATATAGAAAACTATCAAGAAACATCCTTTCCTTACATTTATAATTTTATCGACGAGATACATAATTCTGATTTAAACAACTTGTTTTCTTCTTTAGAGCAGGCAAAGACATTCTTTTGGGACGATCCGAAATGTAACATGTTCTTAGGGGGAAGTAACACACCTTCTACTCGAACAAGCACTGTAACAGGAGATCAATATGCTAACAATACTCCTTCAAGTATTAACGCTCAATTTGTTAATTATGCTCCCTCTATACATGAGCCTTTTTCTGACATAGCACAATTTGAAAGAAGGATGCATGGCAATGCTTTGGACGCTGATTTAGACACACTATATGAAGGTCAATATAAGAAAGAAAAAGATTCCGCCCTTAAGCAATATTTTCTAAAGTGGACAGTAGAGTCAACGTTCCCTTCAGATCCAATTGTAGTAGACGAAGTTAAGCCGGCACCTACACCATATACAACAGAAATAACAAAAAATGTTAGAAAGCTTCTTGAGCACAAATACAAGAACATCTTTTTTAGACAGCCTGAATTAATGGATTATAACAATACTCAAAATTTATTTCCTATGAGTAGTAGAATTAAAATTGAAAATATACCAAATATTAATTCTGGTTTTGGTTGGCAAAAATCTTATACCTGCGTCGATACAATCAAAAAGACATTGAAGAAGTATACTTTGTTTGAAAACATATTTGATAAATTTGCCGAAACAACGTCACAACCATATTTCAGACCTGTTGTTTTGGGTGAGCAGCAAAATTCTTTTTATGCATTAGAGAAGTTATATCCTAGAACCCTAAACCAAGAGAATGAATATTATGATTCTATAACAAATTATACGCCACTTGATTATGATAAAGCATCCAATCAGAGCATCTTAGAACTTCCCTTTAATGCCAAGGTCATTGATTTTAAAGAGTTTGTAAAAGAATTTAAAGATCCTAATGGTGATTTTGTTTATGACGTACCCGGCTCAGCGCTTGATCCAACAGATCCAAATTATTCACCAGAAGAAGGCGCCGGGTATAACATACATTTAGAATTTACTAAATCACAAAGATATGCTTCTGTAGGTATTAATAGGGAATTAGGTGAGGGGGATGAATTTGTTGAGGGAAAAATAACAGATCCTATTGATTTTGAAAAGCCCTCTGAGCATGTTGATCCTAATTTACCACAGCCATCAAAACCTTTAATGGCCGATTACTTCTCACAAGATATATACAATTTTGTAAACTATATTTTTAAAGATACCATTACAATGAAATATGATTTTAATAATGGCGCCCCGATCATTACATCTGATGATCCACATGCTCAATTTAAATCATATAATGAAATATTAGGACTAAGAATATCCAAACATGAAATTGATGCGTCTGGCAATCCTGTCGAAAATCCAATTCAAAATGTATACTTTCCTAACAATTCTAAATTTCAATTTATCGAAGGTTCGTTTAAAAATTCTTTTCCGTCATGGACAATCGATTATCTTGATACTCATGTAAAATATGGAAAGAGATATTTCTACAAAGCTCATTTAATAACTGCAGTTATTGGTAAAAAATATTTCTATAGAAATTTAACTTCACCAAAAATTGTTGAAGATGGAAATGAAAGCTATTTTGAGTCGACCATGGAAATGGTTGTGGAGCCATCTGTAATAATAGCAGAAGTTCCCTATGGCAATTTAGGTAGAACATCAGTCACCTCGCCTCCACCACTTCCTCCGCGACCCGAATTCATTCCTTCAACAGAGATTCCTGGCTCTGTCAAGATCTTGTTAAAAAATGATAACAATAGTGGCTTTAGAAAACCGATTCCAATTGAAGAATCTGATAAAGATTATTATGCAAAAGTATTAGAATCACAAAGTCCCAAAGGGGAAGATGTTGGCAAAATATACTTTACAAGCGATGATCCTGTGGCTGGATATAGAATTTATCGTCTAGACGAAAAGCCAACAGCTATTGGAGATTTTGCCAATGCATATACTTTGCTGAGTACTGATTTAGACGCAACCCACTACAATGAAGTAATGTCTCTAAATCAAAAGTACTATTACTTATTCAGAACTGTTGATGTTCATGGGGGAATATCGAACCCCTCAAACATATATGAAATAGAATTGGTATCCTTAACCGATGGATCTACTGATGTGGCCATATATCCTGTAATAAAAGTTCATTCAATCAATGAATTTTTTGTAGGAGAATCGTATCCAAACAAAAGAACTTTTAGAAGATATATTCACATAAAACCATCCAGAAACCAATCACAGATTTCTAATTTAGAAAAGCTCTTATCACAAGATGCACACAAATTGAATCTAGAAGATCCTGATACAGGAGAACTCACACAGAAGTTTACGGACGAGTGGAATAAATATTCTGAAAACTATTCAGTGAAAAAAAATGAGTTCCCAACTTTCGGCTCAAGCGCCCCCGAAAGCAGGTTTATAATTGGGTCGAAAATTAGTGATGGGGTTTCGACACTTAAAAATAGAAAAATTAAAATTAGGTTAACATCTAAGTCAACAGGGCGTAAAATAGATCTAAATTTAAATTTCAAACATACACACTTTCCTTATGACCCATCTCATCAAGGTAAGAATGAAAATGTTCCCGATCAAGATGATAATTAATCAAAATCGTTGGTAACGTTTTGTTAATACACTATTTATAAATACAAATAAATATTTGAAACTAATTAATAATTAGTGAATATAGGAGCTACACAATGGCATTTTTAGACAATTCAGGCGACATAATTTTAGATGCTGTGTTGACCGACGCCGGTCGACTCGCACTAGCAAGGGGCGATGGCACTTTTAAGATTGTATCTTTTGCGCTATCTGACGACGAAATCGATTACGGTCTCTACAACAAGAATCATCCATCAGGATCAGCATATTATGATCTTGAGATTTTACAGACTCCTGTCTTAGAAGCCATAACCAACAACTCCGTTAGTTTAAAATCAAAATTAGTTTCATATTCAGATCCCAATATTCTTTACATGCCTATTTTGAAAAAGAATACTGTGGCAGATGGCAAAAATACAAAATTATCCACAGATTCTGCAACTTCTGGTCTTTACGTTATCGCTACAGACCAAACAACAATGAATAAAATTGGTACTGTAAATGCTCAACCTGGCGTATTGAATGGAGTTAATCCTTCACGTCGCCCTTCCTATGTTCGTATTGATCAAGGGCTGGATACAACAGAGCTTCCGAAAGATAGAAGACTGTCACCAGATCAACTTGAGACTCAATACACAATTGAGATGGATAATAGATTAGGCTTTCCAGTAAGCCTTAATGGAAATCAACGACCTAATTTAAGATTCGTTGATGACGATAACATTGCTACTTACCTTCTTTCTAGTACAAGAGATCGCGGCGGCACATTGACTTCCACTGGTGGTTTTGTGAGTGACGTTCTTGGACAATCACGAGAAGAGATATTAACTCAAGCTACAGACACAGAAAGTGTTTTATCTGGACCACCAGGTTCCAAGATTCAATTTAAGCTAGCAACAACGCTTGATCTTCAATCAGATACAAACTATTTCTTATTTAAGAGATTAGGCGGAACAAGCACCTTTACTGACTCGGCCGGTGCAACATTCAATGTTAGACACATTGATACGTTGATTCGAGTCACTGCTCTCACAACAGGTTATTCAATCGACGTGCCTGTGAGATTTATCAAATATGACTCATCACTGTAAAATAAATATGGAGATTTAAGATGGCATCTACTTTTAAAACTTTTGGAAATGGAGATATCCAAAACACAAGAACTTTATTACACGAATCGATTCCGGTAACCGGATCAATCGTATCGGGTACTTATCTACCAGCTTATCCTGTCGAAGGAAATATTAAAAATTACTCTCACAATATGTTCCAGTCTGTATATGACTATCCATATTTGAGTTCTTCTGCAAACCACTTGTTTGATATTTCTTTGGGATATTCGTCTCAATCTCCGGTTTCCGCATCTGCTAATAAACACAACGCTAAAAAAATCAATATTTACAATACATTTGCACAGCAACTAGTTGGATACGAGGCTACTGGGTCTTCGAAAATTATCAAGAGATTTGATAAAGACGGTGATGAAACTACAACAACTGATAAAATTAATGAAGCTTATTTCATTACGTTCTCGCGCTTACTGATAAAAGATGAAATCAAGAAAGGATCTTTTAAATTAGATCTTGGAGTAAGTGGTAATTTCTGGAAACCTTTCCGGAAAGCTCGAATTAGAATTGACGATGCTCATGCTGCAGGCGCCGATGGTAATTTTAAAATTAATTCACCAGCAGGAGAATACGCAATTCTTAAAGCTAGAAATCTTACAACAAATGCTGGTGGAGCAGGTGGACCGATTAATCACAACTCTGGTAATGCTGATAAGAATGGTGTTAGTGTTGGATTGATTTATTATCAAGCTGGTATTGTAGTTCTTACTGCCTCTATCTTTCAATCAATTGGTGGATCCGAAGCCTTGTTAAGTGCCTCTGTTGATGATGGAACACGAGGAATTGACTTAGTTGGTTCCGGTACTGCAGCTAATGCTGGTCCGCACATGAAAGCTCACCTCACTGGTACAACCATTTCTGGAGCGGCCGATGGACTAAGAAACAGAATCTATAACATGCAATTTAATAATACGACAGAACTTCACTCAACACTTTATTTCTGTCGTGTCAATAATACTGATTTTAACTACAGTACGAATCCAACATATGTATCCTCTAGTAAGGTTGTTGTGAAAGAAAATGCTGTAGATAATCCAGTATCATATGTGACAACAATTGGGCTTTACGGAGCTAATAACGAATTGTTGGCCGTAGGAAAACTTTCAGAACCTCTCAAGAAAACTCCGAATAATGAGATGACTTTGAGAGTGAGATTAGATTATTAAAGAAGAAGAAGAATGAAAACATGCCTTTCTACAAATTTGAAAAAAATGATAAATTCTTTAATATAGTCAAAGCTCATCCTAAAAGTGCGTTTTCTATTTGGAGTGGTTCTGTTTTCTATAATAATCAAAGCGCCTCCGTGCCTCGAAGAGGGGCATTATCTGATCCTGGCGGTGTAACTGGTGCACGCCCTGATCAAAAAAGCGGTTATTTAAATCTCTTCGAGGCAAACGTCAATCGTCGTTACGGACAAGGCACAAATGCAGACGGCACTGATATATCTTTAATAACACCATTTCGAATTAAAGACGTCGGAGATCTTGTATCATTTAAAAACATCGGACAAGATAAGTATTTCAAAGACTATAATCAAGGAGATACTCTTGTTGGTAGTTATCCTTTAACGTCTAGTATAACCAGAATCTTTTATAATTATGGGGGAAACGATTATAAAAGCACTGGTGGGCATGAGCCATTCGACTTTCCTATCATTACTGAAACAGGAGGTAGAGCAAATCGCCTTCCCAATGACACCGTAACACAAGTTGTTATGTCTGGAACAACAGATGGCAGAAATCAATTAAATCAATGGTGGGGGCCAGGAGTAGCTAAAAGTCTATATAAATCCATGTTCAGCGGAGAAAGCGGTAAAGGTGTTAAAAACGTTTTCTTTTCGGGATCTGTTTGGTATAACAATGAAAACGATTTTCCACTTGGAGGTCCCCCGTCTGCAGGTACAAATTTAGTTTATAACTCAAAAGGCAGGCGCCGCAGACACCTAGAAGCACTTAAAAATACACTAAACTATTATTCATATCTTAGTCCTCATTATAAATATATTTCCCATGTAAGAAAAGATGGTGAGAGAAATTTTGGTAAAGTTCGTCTCAATATGATTAACATTCCATCTATTTTCTATGGTTCGTCAATTAAAAAAGGCACTGTCTTTCTTAAATTTTATGTAACCGGTACACTAATCGGAGAACTTGGCGACATTAAAAGAAATGGAGAACTAGTCCAGGTTGGACCTACAGGTAGTAACGGCAGTGGCTCTGTGGCTGGTGTTGTTTTATACAACGAAGGTGTTTTACTTCTTACAGCTAGTCACGATTTGACAGCGCCCGGCACAGCCATGGCTCCTGCACATACTGAAAAATATATTTCTGAAGGATTAAAAGTTGCTGCGGATTCCCCTAGCTGGCTTTATTGGGGCGCTTCCATGCGGGAAACCACAATATATAATTCAGGCTCTGCACCAACCGCTGCCGACTCTGATGCGATGAGCGGATCTTACGGAACATGGTTAACACAGCCTGTATATTGCCCATCTTCCAGCTTCTCAATAGATTTTGAAGGTACTAATCACGTCAATACCATGACGATGTTTGCTCATGCGCCAAAGGGCGTTCTTAACCATTCTAATAACTTAACTTACTTGGATTACCAAAGCAGTTTGACAGGAAGTTCACAAAAAGGACCAGAGACAAGCAAAAGAAGATATGTTGAGTACGAGAAAGTAAAAATTAAAAATACAACAAAGAGCCAATTTAAAAATTATCAAGAAGATTTTGAAAAACAGGTTTACATTTCTAAGATAGGCATATATGATAAGGATAAGAATTTAGTTGGTATTGCTAAATTGGCAAATCCAGTTAAAAAGAAAGAAGATAGGGACTTCACTTTTAAAATAAAACTTGATATATGATTTTAGGACTAGATGTAAGTACAAGCATTACTGGTGCGACAGTATTAAATAATGAAGGAAAGATTATTTATAATGAGGCATGGGATACGAGAAAGTATAAAGACTTCTTTAAGAAGGCCGAGTATATTGAAAAACGTATTGAGCAGCTTCGTGATAACAGCTATGGGATCGAAAGAGTATATATCGAGCAATCTCTCCAGTCTTTCAGATCTGGATTCTCGTCGGCTAAAACTTTGTCAACTCTCTCTCGTTTTAATGGGGTGGTGTCATGGTTGGTATATAGAATATTGCAGACAGAACCAGAATATATAGCTGCCACTTCTGCTCGCAAACTATGTGGAATAACTGTACCAAGAGGAACCAAGGCAAAGAAAGTTGTTATAGATTATGTTCTTGAAAACATTCCTCAAATCGCAATTGAATATACAAAACAAAATAATGTAAAACCCCAGTGCTACGACAAAGCCGACAGTTGGGTTATAGCCACAGCCGGCTATCAAACTAACAAAAAATAGCTTTTCGTGTACCTTTTAAACGTGTACTTCCTAATTAATAATGAAAGAAACATTGGTTTTCTGAGGAGGATATGTTATGAGTCAAGTAGATGGTAGCGTCAGTGTTCAGGGAAGCGTCAAGCTTCAATATAAAAGTAGTATATATTCACCCCCACCGGTCGTTTATTTGAGAATGAATGAAGGTGCCGGCGACACCGCTGCTGACTCATCAAATGCCGGCAATGGCTTCGACGGAACACTTGGAGGGGATGCTGCTTGGACAGACAGTAAATATAAAAACGGACCCTATGCTGTTGATTTCGATGGGGCATCTGATTATATTAACCTGGGTAACAGTACTACATTGGTACCCAATACAGCACTTTCGCTTTCTATCTGGGCACTGGCTGATGACTTTGGAAATGTTTATCAAAGAATGCTTTCAAGATGGCAATCCGGTGCCGGATCCCCAAAATATTCATACATTTTAATGAACGGCAATGGTAACGGAAAGGTGCGTTTTTATGTAATGCAGGCTTCACACATAGGCTCTGGAACTTATATTGAAACAGATGATGTTGTGATGACCGCCGGAACTTGGCACCATATCGTCGCAACTTATTCTGGCGCTAATACAAGAATGCGCCTCTACATAGATGGATCTTTAGTGGACGCTACTTTTGGTGGCTCTCCTTCATCCGCGCCTTCTTCAATTGCTCAAGGAAGTATTAATTTATCTTTGGGTATGAATCTAGATGGTAGCGGTGCTTATCATCGCTCTTGGGATGGAGGACTTGACGAGTTCTCTCTTTGGAACGTAGAACTTACAGCAGACCAAGTTTCTTACATTTATGGAGCCGGCTATCCCCCCGACTTATCTGTTGGCATACCATAGATCTTACTAGACAGACTAGAAAATGTTACTATAACTTATGTAATAGATTATAGGTTGTAAGTTGTCACAAAATAAAAAGATAAATATTCTGAGAAGAGTATTGGGTAATTTCTATAACTCCAGCGAGGAATTATTATTTTATTGTCCTAAGTGCAATCATCATAAAAGAAAGATGTCCGTCAACATAGCTAAGGATGTTTTTAAATGTTGGATTTGTGATTACCACGGTATTTCAATTCGCAAATTAATTAGAAATCATGGCTCTTTTAAAGAACTATCCGCGTGGTCGGAACTTACCAGTGAAGTAGATATATCATCTTTTGGTGAAAATTTGTTTGGACAAGAGCAATATGAAGAGGAACAAAAAATACCTCTACCAGAAGAATATATATCCTTAGCCAATAAAAATTCTTCTATGTCTTCGCTCAGGGCTAGAAATTATTTGGCTTCTCGTGGACTAACAAAAAGAGATTTTGTAAGATGGAAGATAGGATACTGCGAAGAAGGCGAATATGCAGGCCGTATTATTATTCCTTCATTTGGCAAAACAGGCTATGCAAATTATTTTATTGCTAGGACCTATACTGATAATTGGAAAAAGTATATGAACCCTCCAGCAAAACGAGATATTATCTTTAACGAGCTTTATCTGGATTTTGATAAAGATCTTGTTATTGTCGAAGGCGCCTTCGATGCTATTGTTACAGGTCCAAACTCTGTTCCCATTTTAGGATCAACGTTGCGAGAACAATCTAAGTTGTTTCAAGAGATTATTAAAAACGATTCAACAGTCTATATTGCCCTTGATCCCGATGCGGAAAAGAAAGCAACTTTCTTAATCAAGAACCTTTTAAAATATGGTATAGAAATATATAAAACAGATATAGCTCCATATGATGATGTAGGAGAGATGTCAAAAGAAGAGTTTAAAAATAGAAAGTCTCAATCTAAACGCATAACATCAGAAGATTATTTGTTATTGCGCCTACAAAGTATGATGCCATAAGTGTTTTAGCCTTTGCTTTTTAGTTGGACTATTTATTAGTAACAGCATTTTATGGAGGTATTAAAATGAAAAATTTAGTTAAAGTTTTGGTTGCTCATGCTAAGAAAAATTGGCTATGCCTGTCAACCGCAGCCCTCGTCGCACTTGTTGTGTGTCGGAGTTGTTGCTGTTAGTGCCTTATAAGAAGAAAGGTAAATGTGTCTATAAAAAAGACACTGGTAAAAAAGTTGGATGCACTGACGGCCCTGTAGATAATTACTTGGCCGCACTGCATGCCAACGCTACTGATGAATCAAAAAAAGAGGAATCTATAATGGAAATAAAAAGATCAAGATTAAAACAAATTGTAAAAGAAGAGATGGAACGATTAGACCGATTGTTTGAAGGCAAATTAGCCGATCAGGTATACGAAGATAATACTGGCCGCCGCGGCACAATTTTATCTCAAACCCTCTGTGAAAGCGGTGCTGTAACGCATTACGATGTAGAATTCGATGACGAGATTAAATTGAATCTCCCGGCCGAAGAGCTGACAGTCATCACAGAAAAAACAAAATCCTCTAAAGGAAGTATAAAATGAAAATTTCAAAACAAAGACTTGTTGAACTAATAAACGAAGAGCTAGAAAAAGATGCTCAAACAGCGCTAAACGAATACGGTGCCTACACTGCTATCTCATCTGGAGTGGGCGACAATCCAGCTCTCAGAAACAACCACCACCCAGACCCGGTTAATGATTTAAAATCTCTAGAAGTGGGACAATTAGATGATATAGCTACAACTGGAATAGAAGGATTGTTTAACAATGTGCAGATTGCATCAAGAATTCTAGAAGATCTCCCCTTCGAAGAGATCTCTAATTCAAATATTGCAGATATGCTTGTTGAGGCAGCAGACTTCCTCCGAGCCGTTTTGGACAAAATCTCTATGGAACGCGAACGTGAAGAAAGAGGATATTAATAATTTACCTTTTTAAGAAGTGTTACTATGTTTATAGCAACACGCTTATAAACACGTAAGCTAGACCGGAGAATTTATGCGATTTGCTCATATAGCGGACACCCATATCCGCAACTTGAAATATCACAAAGAATATCGTGCAGTATTTCAGCAACTATATAGAAAACTTGAAGAATTAGATGTTGATTACATCGTTCATTGCGGCGACATAGCCCATACAAAGACACAAATAAGTCCAGAGTTCGTTGATTTGTGCAGTGATTTTTTTAGGAACTTGGCGAATATAGCTCCTACATACATAATACTGGGGAATCACGATGGCAACTTAAGAAATTCATATCGACAAGACGCGCTAACACCGATTGTTAATGCGTTAGATAATCCGAATTTAAAGTTGATTAAAAACTCCGGGGAGGTCAATCTCGATGATACTTTTACGCTTAATATCTTATCTGTGTTTGATGCTGACAATTGGATGGATCCATCCGACAGCACCAAAATTAATATTGCTCTTTATCACGGCTCCATATCAAATTGTCAAACTGACGCTGGTTGGGTTATGGAATATGGCGAAAACGACATATCTATTTTTGATAGATTTGATTATGCTTTTCTCGGAGACATTCATAAAACAAACCAACGGCTTGATAAAGACGGTCGAATCCGATATTGTGGTTCCACTGTACAACAGAATCACGGAGAAACCAACGATAAAGGCTTTCTCATATGGGACATCGAAGACAAAGAAACCTTCTCGGTAGAACATCACGTACTAGCCAATCCTAAGCCGTTTATAACGATTAATCTTACTCCGAAGGGTAGCATGCCAAAAGGCACGAAAATCCCGTCTAAGGCACGCTTACGGCTGGTTTCTGAGAATACCTTACCTCTGGATGTTATTCGTAAGGCAATTGATGTTGCAAAAGTTAGATTTAAACCAGAAGCAATTACATATTTATGTAGATCAGACGGCCGTTCAGGTTTAGATGGCTCTGTCAATTCTCTTATACAAGAAGATCTTCGTGACATCGCCGTACAAGAAAGTTTGATAGAGGAGTATATTAAAGACTATCAGGTTGATGAAGACGTCTTACAAAAGGTATATGATCTAAATAAAAGATATAAGACCCTCGTTGAAGAAGAGGAGGAGGTTAGCAGGAATGTTAACTGGAAACTAAAGAGAATCGAGTGGGACAATCTATTCAATTACGATGAAGGAAATAGTGTCGACTTTTATAATCTTAATGGGGTTGTTGGTATTCTAGGAAAGAACTTTTCTGGCAAATCAAGTATCATTGATAGTCTTATGTATACTCTGTACAACACAACTTCAAAAAACAATCGCAAGAATTATAATGTGATTAATCAAAACAAAGAAGAATGCAGAGGTCTTGTACAAATTGACATTGGTACAAAGACATATTCAGTTGAAAGAACCAGCAAGAAGTATGTAAAAAAGCTGAAAGGCAAAGTTACTAACGAAGCCAAGACTGATGTTGAATTCACTGTTTATGATAATGCCACCGGGATTGAACAAGAACTAAACGGTACCAGTAGAATGGAAACAGATAAAAACATTAGGAAGATATTTGGTACTGTCGAAGACTTTCTAATGACGTCGATGGCTTCGCAGCTTGGATCTCTAAGTTATATCAGCGAAGGTTCGACAAAGAGAAAAGAAATTCTTGCTAAGTTTCTTGATTTAGAAATATTTGACAAGAAGTTCAAGATGGCCAAAGATGATTCTTCTGATATCAAAGCCATGATTCGTAAAATGTCTAAGCGCGATTTCGTGCAAGAGGCAAAAGATGCTAGAACAGAACTTGCAAGAAGCGAGACTGAAACATCTCTTAAGCAAAAAGAGTGCAAGAAGTTGGCTAGTAAGATAAATAAATTGAACTCTGGTCTGGTTGAGTGCGATAAGTTAATATCTTCAATACCAGCGGAAGTAATTGATATTACTATGGTTAATAGAAAATTACAAGACCTAACAAACAAGATAAATATTTTAAAATCAGATAATGTCGGACATGAACATGAACTAGAAGAAAAACAAAAATTCTATGACAAGATAGTTGCATTCATAGATGGGTTTGATGTTGATTCTCTCAAACAAAAACAAGATCTTATTAAAGAGCACAAAGAAAGCATTGTTGCATTTGAGTCTGAGATAGAGACTGAAAGCACAAGACTTAATCTTTTGAAGAAGAAGGTCAAGTTGCTCGATGAAGTTCCGTGTGGAGAAGAATACTCTCATTGTAAATTTATTAAAGACGCATATACAGCAAAAAACAATATCGTCCCAGTACAAGCTGTCATTGATAAACTTGATTCAAAAGTCAATAAGATATCGAAAGGTATCGATAGTTTAAATCCAACTCAGCTTCAAGATCATTATGAGAAATTTCAAAAAATAACCAAGAAGAAAAACAATGCTCTCAATGAGATCAATGAGTTAAAACTTGAAATAGAAAAAACAAAGACTCATGTTTTAAGATTTGATCAAGAAAAGAGTATACTCGAAATTAAGAGAGAAGAATATGAAAACAACAAAGAAGCAATTGAAAATCTTGAAAGCTTGCTAGAACAAAAAGCAAATTATGAAGATGGGATAAAAAATCATAAAAAGAAATATGAAACATGTCAAAAAGAATCTATGGAGCTTTACAAGCAAAATGGCTTCTTGGAACAAAAGCTAGAACAGATAAGTACAGACGAACAAGAGTATGAAGATCTTAATGCTGAGTTCACAGCTTATGATTTGTTTCAGAGATGTATGCACTCGAACGGTATATCATACAATATTATTAAGAGGCGCCTTCCAATAATTAATGAGGAGATATCAAAGATCTTAACAAACATCGTTGACTTTGATATCCTTTTTGATAATGAAGAAAATAAATTAGATATTTTGATTAAACACCCACGCTTTGAACCTCGCCCAATTGAGATGGGATCAGGTGCAGAAAAAACGATATGTGCCATGGCCATTCGCTTGGCTCTTTTAAATGTTTCGACTCTGCCAAAAGGCGATGTCTTTATCCTAGATGAACCTGGAACGGCTTTAGATGAAGATAATATGGAAGGGTTTGTAAGAATTCTAGATATGATCAGTACACAATTTAAAACTGTTTTATTGATTTCACACCTAGATAGTCTTAAGGATACGGTCGAACAGCAAATTACAATTGATAAAATTGATGGCTATGCACATGTAAATCACTAAGGAGAAATAAGATGGAAAAAGTAAAAGCGTTTTTAGACAGAATGACAGAGAAAGTTATTAGTCGTAAGTTTCTTGCATGGGTAACCGCGACAGTAATGGCGTTAGAAGGTGTAGTAGTCTCTGAAGATTGGGTTGCTGTAACTGTAATGTACATAGGCTCAGAAGCTCTATGCGACCTAGCAACACGATGGAAGCACGGAAGCAACTAAGGTGTTGTTTTTAAAAAAAGCCTGGGCTTGGCTAAAAACTCATTGGTATTTTCCAATCTTACTTATTCTTTTGGCAATAACTTATTTTTCAGGTAGAGCTAGAGTGAACAAAGTTCTTAAGATGTTCGAGATTTCTAAAGAGAGTTATAAGAAACAAATTGATGTTATCAATAAGTCTCACGAACAAGAACTCAAAAAACAAGAAGAGCTTTATAGTACCTATATAAGTACGATGAAGAAGCTAGAGAAAGACCATGAAACTAACTTGGACTCATTAGACAAAGAAAAAAAGAAAAAGCTTGATGAAATGGTAAAGAAGTATAAAGGAACACCAGAGGAATTGGCTGAAGAGCTAAGTAACATGTTTGGAGTTAACAATGGTTAAGAATATAGTTGCTCTCTTTATGAGCGCTTTAATGATATTGATACCTTTCCACTCTTATGCAGGACAACAAGATCCGGATAATTCTTTGGGTATTGAAGGCCGACTTTTGTATATTGGCAAAGGCGATAAAACCCCATTTGCAGGAATCTTATTTGATATCCCTGCAGCCACTAAGCTGAAAATAGATAAGCAGTTTATGTTACTAAAGTTTGATTTGGAGAAAGATTTTTTAAGAAAGAAATTAAACGCAGAACATACACTGGCGATATCTAAGATACAAATTAAATACGATACGCTACAGTCTAAGACAGATTCATTATTAAAAATAAAAACTGAAGAGATAAACCGTTTACAGACCCTAGTTAAGAAAGAAACGCGAAGCTATTCGCATTGGTGGTTTGTGGGAGGTATCATAGCAGGGTGTCTGTTTTCTCTTGGTATTTACTACGCTGCCGTTGAAGTTAGTAAAAATCAATAAGGAAGCACAAACATGTCTAGAAACAGTCGTCGTAATGCCGCACGGAACTTTTCTTTTAAGAAATTAAAGCGTCATATTAAAAAGCATTCCGGCGCGAACCTGCAATTCATATTAGAAGATGACGACGGAACTGAAGTATCAGTAAGTCCAGACAAAGAAGTTAAGTATATTTCTGGCGGCGGCCTTAAAATTGATTGGACGAATACAAGTAACGGTACAGATGCTGATCCATACGATCTAACTTTAACTGTTGATCCAACTGACGCTGCAGAAGTAAGTATTGTAGCCAACGACTATGTTTTAATATCCGACTCTTCAGATAGTAATGCTGTGAAGAAAGCACAAGTTGGATATGCGTGGGATGGAAACAGGTTTTATGTCAATGGTAAAATTGGAATCGGTGTCGATTCTCCAACATACGCTTTAGACCTTCCTAATACTAGTGGAGTTGCAGGACAAGCAAGAGCGAATGCTTTTGTGACCTACTCATCTAAAAGATTAAAGAAGAATATTAATCAAATTAAAGAGCCTTTGAATATAGTAAACAATCTTACTGGTGTAACCTTCGACTGGAGAGACACAGATAAAACAGAAATAGGTTTGATAGCAGAAGAGGTGCACAAGGTTTTACCTGAGATTGTTGCTTATCAAAAAGGACAACCAGCCGCCTTGGATTATCCAAAATTGACAGCTTTATTAATTGAGTGTGTGAAGGAGTTGCAAACTAAAATAGACTTTTTGGAAAAAAAGTTTTTGCCTCACGATATTGATATTAAAGAAGAAAGATAATTTGTAATTAATTTTTCCTTTTTGTAGCAGAAGAAACCGCTCTATGCACACTAGTTAAATGCGACAGGCGCACTCGTGCGTCTTGTGTTCTTGCTATAGAATAAACATAATTTATGGAGGGATTAATTTATGGCTACAACTTATGGATTAGCGGCCGAATTTCAGGCGCTATTGAATACAGAGATTCCAACTGGAGCAAGCGATAAGGCGTTTTTATACGCTTCAGGCTCCGGTGCGGACGCTGCTTTGTATGCTAAACTTGGGGACAATACCCAGGTAGCGCTCATGACATCCGGATTTTCGCTACAAGATACTGCTAATGGCGGTATCGCAGATTTTACTTATGACGGTACTGCAAACGTAACTGTCAAGGTCGACCCAACTAACGCTACTGCTATTACAGCAGTTGCTGATGGTGACCTTGTTCTGGTCGCTGACGCAGATGACAGCAACAATCTTAAAAAGATTACTCGTGCTCACTTCATCGAGTCTGCTGCTCTCGATGCCATCAACATCGATGGTGGTGCAATTGATGGAACACCGATTGGAGCTAACGCCCAATCAACTGCAAAATTCACTACTCTTAGCGCTTCTGGAGACTTTAATGTGGTTTCTAACGCTTTTGTTGAGGGTACATTAAACGTTACTGGTGCTGCAACTTTTGCTAGTAGTGTCACCGCCGTCTCGTTAAGTGCTTCTAGTGATTTAAATGTCGTTGGAAATGCTTTTGTAGAGGGTACAATGAATGTCACTGGTGCTCTAACTGCTCAAGGTACCGCCACTCTCAACGGAGACGTTGATCTTGGTAATGCTACCTCTGACACGATTACAGCAACCGGTCGTTTTGATTCTGACTTGGTACCAAGCTCTGACGGAGCCCGTGATCTTGGTACATCCACTCTTGAGTGGAAAGACCTTTACATCGATGGTGTTGCATATATCGATGATCTTCGTGCTGACGCACTGGGTGCCGCCCTCGATTGCGCTTCGCAAGCGATGACTAATATCAACGTAGATTCTGGTGCGATTGATGGTGCTACCCTTGGTGGAAACGCTCAGGTTACTATAACCGATGCCGATATGAACGGCGGATCGATCGACGGTGTGGTAATTGGTGCTGCCTCTGCCGCAGCCGGTACATTCACAGCTATCAAAGGAACAACAATCAGTGGTTCTGGCGATCTTAATGTTGTCGGCTCTGCTTTCGTAGAGACCAACATGAATATCACAGGCACCCTCGTTGTTAACGGCAACGTTGATCTTGGTAACGCCACTAGCGATACAATTACGGCTACTGGTCGATTCGATTCTGATCTTGTTCCAAGCACTGATGGTGCTCGCGACCTTGGTGGCGCTAGTAACGAGTGGAAAGACCTTTATATCGACGGCGTTGCATACATCGACGATCTTCGTGCTGATGCTCTTGGCGCTGCATTAGACTGCGCAAGCCAAGCAATGACCAACATCAACGTCGACTCGGGTGCAATCGATGGCGTTACTATTGGTACAAACTCGGCTGCCACTCGCGGAGTGTTTACTCACCTTACTGCTTCTCACATGAAAATTGACAATAACTTAATTGTTGTTGGAGATCTTCAGGTTCAAGGTAACATTGATAGCATCACGGTTACTCAAAACACTTTAGAGGTTGAAGACAAACTTATTATCGCCGGCGCCTCTGGATCGTCTGCTGCTGTAAGTGGCGGTGGTCTTATGATCGGTGGTAGTGATCTTGCAGACGACGAAGTTGCTGCTGTCCTTTGGGATCATGCTAACAGCGCTCTTGACTTCAACATCGGTACTACAACTGAAATTCGTCTTCAAGATGGTGTACTCCGTCCTGAGACAGACAATGACGTTGACTTAGGTGCTTCTGGTGCTGAGTTTAAAGATCTCTACCTCGACGGCGTTGCTTACATTGACACTCTCAATGCAGACGCTCTCGGCGCGAATTTAGATCACGCCAATTTCAACTCAACAAATGTTGACATTGACTCTGGTGCAATCGACGGCACTGTTATCGGCGCCAATAGTGCTGCGGCCGGAACATTCGCTGCTCTTGTAGCTACTTCGATGAGTGCCTCGGCTGACCTTAATGTCGTCGGAAGCGCTTACGTTGAAGGATCACTTAATGTTACTGGTGCTCTAAATCTTGCTGGTGCACTTGCTGCTTCCGCACTTAGCTCCTCTGGTGATCTTAACGTCGTTGGCTCTACTTTTATAGAAACTAATCTAAACGTCACTGGTAATGCTCTTGTACAAGGTAGCTTAACAGCAAACGGCACAGTCCAGCTCGGTAATGCCTCATCTGATGTTGTTACTGTGACTTCGCAGCTAACAGCTTCTGAGGGTGTCGCCCTTGGCGCAGGACAAAATGTCGATATGTCAGCCGGCGCCGTCGATTTCTTGTTGATAGATAACAATGCCGCCGCCTTAGAAATTAAACAAGGTTCGAACCTATACATGGCGTTTAGATCTACTGACAGTCAAGAGGCTATTGTTGTTGGTTCTAACAACGTTACTACGTTCATGCCATCTGTTGATAGTGGAGTTGCTCTTGGTGCCTCTTCTCTTGCTTGGTCTAACCTTTACGTAGATGCAATTGATCTTCAGGGACAAGGAAGCATCAGTATGGGTGGAACCGGCCGAATTGACCTCGATGCTGACGATGATACTTCTATCCGCGCTTCTGCTGATGATGTCATTACTTTCGAAGTCGCTGGTGCTGACGAATTCCAGATGAGTGCAAATATGTTCGGTCCTGCTTCGGCAGACGGAGCTTCTCTCGGTGGAGCAAGCAACGAGTGGTCTGACCTTTACCTTGCAGACGCAGGTGTGATCTACTTCGGTAGTGACCAGGATATTCTCCTGACACACGATGCCGATCAAGGACTCACAATTGAGCAAGGTACAGACGCTGCTGGTGATCCAATTCTTACTCTTAAGACTGTTGGTGACCTCGCTAGTGGTGCTGAGCTTAAGTTTGCTCTTGATAATGGTGCAGGCGAAGCTGATGATGATCAACTTGGTGTGATTTCGTTCTACGGTGATGACGATGGTGATAACGCGACTAAGTACGCTCAAATCAAAGTCCTAGCTGAAGACGTAACTGATACTGAAGAAGATGGTAGTATTACTCTTTCTGCTTTGGTTGCAGGTACACTGCGTGATATCATGGTCATTGGAGATATTGCCGCCAATAGTGCAGGTGTTACATTGCCCAACAACAGCACGTATGGTACTATGAAGGCACACTCCTACGTCACTTACTCGGATGAAAGTCTTAAGACTAATATCCAGCCAGTTGAGAATGCTCTTGATAAGGTTAAGAACCTTCAAGGTGTGACATACGACTGGAAGAGTGACGGATCCAGTGATATTGGCTTCATTGCTCAGGAAGTTGAAAAAGTTATACCTCAGATTGTTAAATCTAGTGGCACCGAAGGTAGCTACGCGATGAACTATTCTCGCGTAACCGCCCTCCTCGTCGAAGGTATTAAAGAACAGCAGGCTCAAATTGAGAACTTGAAAAATGCTCTTGCTAGCATTAAAAAGTAAGTTGTTCTAGTTTCTTAGTGAAAAGGTCGGTAGCTCGCTGCCGGCCTTTTCTATTTACTATAAAGGATAGTATACTATGTCGCTTACGCTTAAAGAAAGAAACAGAGAATTAATCTTGAGTGTTGTTAAGCAAGCAGATCCAAATTACGAAGTAAAAGATAATGTTTATTATGTTGGCTCTAAAGCTTTTGTAGCGAATTCTGTGATACAATGGTTACTAGATAAGGTGGACAGCGGTGAGTTTAAAGCAGAAAGTGCACAATTTTACATCGATGCGGTTAACAAATACATCGTTGGTGAGGTAAACTTACGTTGGGTTGATGATGATCTGATAATAGAGGGAATATGAAAGATAAAGATTGGGACTATATAGCAAAAGTTGAAAAAGCCATAGCAAAGAAATATGGTAAAGAAGCTGTGCAAAATCTAAAAGCCTTATGGGATGAGGAAAAAGAAAAGGAATATATCGAACAGCTTAAAGAAATGGTTGCAAAAGAGCAGATATCTGAAGAGTCGGCCGAAAAGGCTGAAATCAATGGTTTTTTAGTTACCAAAAAACTACTTACTAAAGAAACAAACAGAAAATGTCCTGTATGCGACAATTTTTCATTTAAGATTAAAGATGATGTATATATGTTAAAATTTGAATGCTGCTTCAATTGTTATGTAGAACATATCGAAGGTAGAGAAAAACGATGGCTTTCTGGTTGGAGACCAAAAGGAGATAAATAATGTCACAAGCAAACTTAGAAATTATACGTGGTATCGCTCAGGCTGCAGCCGGCTGTTACGACGGCGCCCTTGACGATGAGGGAAATCCAGTCAAGATTGGACTCAAAAGAGAAGAGGGGAATCCTATCTTAAGCTCCAGAAACGTCGATGGATTCAAGGTTAAGTTTCATGGAGATAAACTAATGTGTACCTATCAGTCAGATATTAAATTAAAAGACGTTTACAAAGGTAACTTAGAAAATGAAATGGAACAAACAATGAATGATATTGTTAGCCACCTTAAAAAGCAATACAAAAAAATCACCGGCAGTGCATTGACACTAACACCACAAGGTGAGGTTGATTGTTTGGTTCAGTCTACTTCAAGAGTTAGAGTATTTGTGACAGCTAACAAATCCTACAAAGTAGGCGGATTAGACTCTGTTGGCTCTGTAGCAGACGATTCTAAAGGCGACCTTGACTCTTCATTTAGAAGCTTTCTGGACCTAGGTGGTTTTGGAAGTGCTCCTAAGAACAAGCATCAAAAAGGTGGACAAGGTAAAGATAGCCAGAAGGACGGTTGATACACATGAGTTATCAACTCTCTAAAGAAGAAGTTGTTAAGGAAATAATTAAGTGCGGAAAGGATGCAACTTATTTTATAAATAATTATGCTAAGATATCACACCCGCTTTTGGGACTGATACCTTTCAACACTTATGATTTTCAAGACGAGCTTATAAATGATTTTAATGATCACCGATTCAATCTTATCCTTAAGGCGCGCCAGTTAGGCATATCTACAATTACAGCAGCATATGTTGCGTGGTTAATGATGTTTCGTCGAGATAAGAACGTGCTAGTTATGGCCACTAAATTTGGTACGGCCTCTAACTTAGTTAAGAAAGTTAAAAGTATTCACAAAAACTTACCGGACTGGATGAAGATTGCCAAGATTATAATCGATAACAGGACTTCGTTCGAACTTTCTAACGGTTCACAAATTAAAGCATCGTCGACGTCTGCAGATGCAGGTCGTTCTGAGGCTCTTTCTTTACTAGTAATTGACGAGGCCGCGCACGTTGAAGGCTTAGATGAACTATGGACTGGTCTGTATCCTACACTCTCAACTGGTGGACGATGTATCGCTCTTTCTACTCCAAATGGCGTTGGTAATTGGTTCCACCAGTCTTGTGTTGACGCACAAGCATCTAAGAACGATTTTAAAATCACAACACTGCCTTGGGACGTACATCCTGATCGAGACCAGGCTTGGTTTAGTAATGAGACTAAAAACATGTCGCGACGACAGATCGCTCAGGAGTTAGAATGCAACTTTAATATGTCTGGAGAAACAGTTTTTCATCCGGAAGATATGATATTCTTGGAAGCAAATATTAAAGATCCAAAGCACAGAACTGGTTTTGATAGGAATTTCTGGATATGGGAAGAGCATGATCCTAAATTTACTTATCTTTTATCTGCCGACGTTGCAAGAGGAGATGGTAATGATCACTCTGCTTTCCATATATTCAAAATAGAAACAATGGAGATTGTCGCTGATTATCAAGGCAAAGCAACGCCAGACATTTTTTCTAATTTGATTGATAGCGCCGGCCGAGAGTACGGAGAATGTATGATCGCCGTTGAAAATAACTCTGTAGGGTTTGCTGTGCTTGAAAAGTTAAGAGACAAAGGGTACCCAAATATATATTATTCTTATAAATCCTCTCATGAGTATGTTGACCCTATAACAGCAGAGTATTCTAGTGGTACCGTCGCAGGTTTTTCTACCACCCAAAAAACTCGCCCTCTTATCGTTGCGAAGATGGAAGAATTTATACGCAACAAACTAATTAAGATATATTCTAGTAGGTTATTTAATGAAATGAAAACTTTCGTATGGCAGAATGGGCGCCCTCAAGCGATGAAAAAATATAATGACGACCTAATCATGTCCTGCGCCATCGGATGTTGGGTCAAAGACATTGCTTTTACAGTTAATCAAAGAGATCTACAATATAAAAAAGCTTTCTTAAATTCTATGACAAAATCTGATAATATACTCAGTACTGCAATAAAAGGTATGGAAGGTTATAAAACCAACAGTACTAAAGAATTAGAGAAGAAAAAGAAAAAGCAGGATAAATATATTTGGCTTCTAAAAGGATAGTAAAAAATGGCCGACAACAAAAGAAACCCTAGAAATAACGACAGTACATTATTCAGACAGTTAACACGATTGTTTTCTGGACCAATTGTCAATTACAGGAAGCAAATTCCTCGACAGTTAAAAAGAAGACAGCTAGATAATTATAAATTTAGATCATCCGGTGGACAGAACTTTAAAAAATCTGGTTATAGTCCATATGACAAGATGCAGGCTAATTTCTTTGCTGCACAGGCAAGGGCTGATAGATACGTTGACTTCGACCAAATGGAGTACACACCAGAAATCGCCTCTGCATTAGACATCTATGCTGATGAAATGACAACAGCCACAATTCTTCGTCCAATGATGGATATTAAATGCAACAACGAAGAGATCAAATCAGTGTTGGACGCTTTATACAACAATGTATTAAATCTAGATTCTAATTTGTTTGGATGGTGTCGTACCATGTGTAAATATGGCGACTTCTTTTTGTATCTCGACATCGATGATAAGCAAGGAATTAAGCACGCCACCGGACTTCCTTCTACTGAGGTAGAAAGATTAGAAGCAGAAGACAAAACAAATCCAAATTATGTACAATTTCAGTGGAACTCCGGAGGAATTACATTTGAAAATTGGCAGGTCGGACATTTTAGAATCTTAGGTAATGATAAGTATTCTCCATATGGAACTTCGGTTCTTGAGCCCGCAAGAAGAATATGGCGCCAACTAACTCTTTTAGAAGATGCTATGATGGCTTACAGAATCGTTCGCTCACCAGAGAGAAGAGTATTCTATGTTGATGTTGGAAATATTGCACCAGAAGATGTCGAACAATATGTGCAAAAAGTCATGACTCAAATGAAACGAAACCAAATCGTCGATGTTGATTCTGGACGTGTTGATCTTCGTTATAATCCTATGAGCGTTGAGGAAGATTATTTCATCCCGGTGAGAGGAAACCAATCCTCTAGGGTTGAAAGCCTTCCAGGAGGTACATATACTGGCGATATTGATGATGTTAAATATCTAAGAGACAAACTCTTTGCAGCACTTAAGATTCCTGCCTCATATCTATCTAGAGCGGATGGAGCAGAGGAAGATAAAACAACTCTTGCACAAAAAGACATTCGTTTTGCTAGAACGGTCCAGCGTCTTCAAAGAGCTGTTGTTGCCGAGCTAGAAAAGATTGGCATTATTCACTTATTTACTTTGGGTTATCGCGGAGCAGACTTGCTTTCTTTTAAACTAAAGCTTAATAACCCTTCTAAGATTGCAGAGTTACAAGAATTAGAACACTGGAGAACTAAGTTTGACGTCGCTGCCGCGGCCACAGAAGGATTCTTTAGTAAACATTGGATCGCTGATAACATTTTCGGTATGTCAGAAGAATCATTGTTGAAAATGCAAAGAGAGATGTATCACGACAAGAAGTTCGAAGCTTCTCTCTCTAAGGCTGTTGAAGCGATGGCATCGGCACCCCCACCCGGTATGGATGCCGGAGGCGGAGGTGGAGGACTTCCTCCAATGCCAGGGTCCGAAGCGCCAGCCGGCGACACTCCTCTGCCTACAGATCCAGCAGCAGCCCCACCCGGTGAAGAACCACCAGCAGAAGATGGCGATAATCCGCTTCTCGTTGCACCTCCGGGAGAGCCAACAGCACCCCCAGGAGGCGCAGAGGGAGGAGACGCACCGCCACCACCGGCCAAAAGAGATGATGGCAGTTATTTAACTGCAGGATCAAACGGTAAATACTATAAGAAAAAAACACATTCCGATCACTATCGAGGAAGAAGACTTATGTCTATGAAAGCTCAAGGAACACCCGGCTATAAAGATTTAAATTCGCTCGGTAAGGGAATATATGAGAATTTAGATTCTACTTATATAATGGAAGAACAAAAAATTATTCAAAGCTCGCAAGAAATCAAAGCTCTAATTGAAAGGATGGAAGCAAAAGATGATGATGAAGTACAAACACAATAAAAAAAGAAATACTGCGTTTTTGTTTGAGACTCTCATAAGGGAGCTTACAAAAACTGTTATCGATGAGGATGGTGAAAGAAAAAAGACAGTCCTTTCTATAGTAAAAGAGCATTTTGCAAAAAATACTATTCTTTCTAGGGAGCTAGAACTCTACAAAGCACTTTATAAGAGCGAAGAAATAACAGAAGGCTTTGCTGAAAAGCTACTGAAAGAAGTAAAGAGTGAATACAAAACACTAGATCAGAAAAAGATCTTTGAGGCACAGTCTAAGCTTATAAAAAAAATCAATATGAAATTAACAAGTAAAGTATTTGGTAATTTTGTTCCAAATTATAAAAACTTGGCCACTATACAACAAATTTTTAGCACAAAGGTTCGAAACCCACGTACTAGAATGGTCCTAGAACAAAATTATGTCAAAACATTATCTTCTAAAGATACTTTAAACGAAAACAAACTCAAGCCTGTGGACAAATTAACATTCAATACATTCATCAGCAAGTTTAACGACAGATATTCATCTGGATTATTAAAAGAGCAAAAGTCTCTTTTAAAATATTACGTAACTTCTTTTACTGATAGAGGGCTGGAACTAAACATCTTCTTAAACGAAGAAATTGGAAGAATCAAAGGAAAACTTAATGAGTTGGTCATGACAGAAGAAGTTCAGAATGACCAAAACACACTTAATAAAACTAAAAAAGTTTTAAATATTATTGAAGAATTCAGAAACAGAGAAGTTGATGATAAAATGATAGAAATTGTTTTAAAGATTCAAGAACTCGTAAGCGAGACACCAGAAAATGGCTAAAAAGAAACTAGTAATTACAATCAAGAAAGGTCCATCCACTCCATCAGTTGAGGAAACTCCTCCTGTAGAAATGAAGCCAGAGAAGGAGCCGCAAGCCCAGGTGTCTCTAAAAATTAGAAAGACGCTAGATGGTAATTACATAGTATCTGACCATACAGACATTGAAATTGTTATTTCTCCTAGTCAAAATAAAGTTATTGCTTTTGCAAAAGATACTTTTGACGATTATGTTTACGAAATTCAAGATAAATTATTTAAATTTCTTGTAAAGAAGGGTATAATAGATCCAAATACGGTTCAAGGCGGTAATGTTTTTATGTCCTTGGAGGGAACTATAACCACTCCTAAAGACCCATCTCACAATGCCGTACAAATGACAATACTAAATGTTGGCAGATTTATTGAAAATGAAAAACCAAAATATTTATTGCGAAAAGCTTACGAAGAAGAAGATGAAAGAAGACTTACTGAGCCTGGACCAAAAGATTCAACAGAATTCGATCCAGAAAGGCTACACAAAGCTCAGAAAGGCGCACACAGACCTATTATGCGCCCTTATGGTATCAGTTCAATTTACCGAGTTTGATAAGAGGCTACAGTGGATTTAATATATTTTGTTTTGATAGCGTATGGCATGACGCAAATAATTGTCACCGGAACTATATTTGATAAGATTAGACCAACCAAGGAATCGTTTCGTGGCTACGGGCAATTATTTCATTGTGCATTGTGCATGGGCTTTTGGGTTGGTGTATTTTTGTGGAGTATTAATGGGTTAACAGAACTATTTAACTTTGAATATAATTTAATTAATCCACTATTACTTGGCTGCTTATCATCAGGCGCCTCATATTTGCTTTATGCAATTATGGGTGATTTCGGAATTCGTTCCGAACAAATAACAAATGTTTATCATAGACAAAAAGGAAGGTAAAAATGAGAAGACGAAATATAGCAGAAGTAAGACGTTGCTGCAAAGGTAGTATAACCAGGCAGGGGTGAGCCCTGCCTGCTTTATCGGAAAACACTAATATGAAAAAACAAGTAAAAAATAATCCAGCTTCATATGTTTGGGGCGTTAAGAATCCCGCAAGAGTGGCCAATAAATATAATGGATTTGGAGTGAAAAAATAAACAATGACTAAGAAGCTTTTAACAGAATATTTTGAATTGTGTCCTGAAGGTAATTGTGTTCTTGACGTTCTTTCTGAAGGCGAAAAGAAATCTTTCCAAGAAGGCGCCGTCTTTATGGTTGGTGTCTGTCAAAGGGCCGGCGTAAAAAATGGAAATGGAAGGATCTATAAAAAAGAGACCCTCCAGCGTGAAGTAGAAAACTATCAAACACTCGTCAAAGAAAGGCGAGCGCTTGGTGAACTTGACCACCCAGATGATTCTGTTATCAACTTAAAAAACACCTCACACCTGATTACAAAGATGTGGTGGAACGGTGACGATGTGATGTGTAAATTAGAAGTCTTGTCGACTCCAAGTGGACAAGTACTTAAAGAACTAGTTAAATCAGGCGTAAAACTTGGCATCTCCTCCAGAGGATTAGGATCTGTGAAAAACCAGAATGGACAAACAATCGTCGAAGATGATTTCAAATTAATTGGTTTTGATATGGTTTCTGACCCTTCAACACCTGGTGCATTCGTAGCTCCGGAGAAAACAATAAGCTCAAGTCCCGAGTTGGCCAGTTTTTTATCAAAAGTTTCGGAAGGCAAGTCAATTACAGAAAATACTAAAAACGACAAATTTAATAATGTCTTAGACGACATTTTAAAAAGTTAAGAGAAGTGATAAATGAAAAAAAGTGAAATTAAAAAAATTATCAAACCAATTGTAAAAGAGTGCATTAACGAAATCTTATTACAGAAAGAAGGTGTTCTTGCTTCTGTTGTATCTGAAGTCGCTCGTGGTCTACAGCAAGGTGGTACCCCAATTGTGGAAAACAAGGCCAATGTTCAAAACAATACAGAGATTAGAGAGCTAGAAAAAAAGTACGAACAAGAAAGGCAAGAGCGTATAAAGAAGTTGAATGAGTCCATCGGCTCAGATTTTTTTAAAGGAACAGCCCCCGCCCCCGCAGCTCCTGAATCTTCTACCAGTGGACCTCTATCTGGCGTAAGTGCTAAGGACCCTGGAGTTGACATCAGAGGCTTGATGGCAGTTGCTGGAAACAGATGGAAAAAACACACAAAGTAAATAAAGATGAGTAGAAAAAGACCTGTTAACGTCGAAGTTAAACTTCGACACCCAAAAGATGATTCTAATAAACTTATTAGAAAATTTATAAAAAAAGTTAAAAAACAAAAAATCATAGAAGAGCTTCGTGAAAGAAGATACTATGAAAAACCTGCAACCAAAAGAAGAAAGGCTAAAATTAAAAAATTAAAAAATGCCAGAAAGGGGCAGGCAGAGAGAGATAAAAAAATAAAGCTACAGATCAAGTAGGAGAGGTAAGAGATGGCGTCAAAAATAAAAAAAGGTACCTTAACGGTGAGGTTATCTGAAGATATCGTTCTCAACGGACAACAACAAGGCGGAACAAATATTCTTACCATTCCAAGTATCAACGAGACATCAAAAAGAATCTTGACAATAACAACATCTAAGCATGATGTAATGAGTTTCTCTAGTATTGTCGGTAAAGGCAATTATAGCTTAGCCGATATGAGATATATAAGATTTACAAATTTAGATGACACGAACCATTTATTCTTAATTTTTAAGAATGAAGACAATGACGAATTTATTGTTAAACTAGACAAGGGACAGTCTTTTATTTACAATGGTGACCTTGCAGGTGGCACAAACGACACTATGGAAGCCTTAACTGCAGGAACGGCCAGTGTAAGCAACGTTGGATATCTTTTAAGTGTTTCTGCTCAAGCAGACACCGCTTCGTGCGATTTGGAACTATTTATAGCTTCAGCATAAAAAAGTTTTTTTAATAATAAACAAACTAAATATTAATAACAGAGTGATTTTTTTGGAGAATTAGAATGGCAGTACACAAATATTCAGCAGGATTGAGCAACGTAGGCTCATATCAAGTATCTGGTCGACCATGGATAACCGGATCTTCAGATTTAGACGCAGACAGAGTTCATATGCTTGAGTTTCCTCGCGTAACCAAGTCTATCACTGTTATTAATAACAATACAAGTAACGGAGAAGATATTCGAGTGCACTTTCAAAGTGGCACAGCCGCGGCCGTCACTGTCGTTGGCGCTGAAGGTGCAACAGTGATTGATTCTGCTGCGTCTGACGTTATTGTGCACAATCACTACATTACAGTTCCTTCCGGATACGGGAGTCTGACAATGGACGTTAAATGCAAGAAGATGTATATCTCTAATGGTACTGCCACAAGCAATTTAAAATATCAAGTATTTGCAGAGTTAACTCAGATACCTTCAGGTTCAATGTTTAATTTAACTGGATCCGGCGTATGTGGCGGTGTACCGTACAGTGAATCATAGGAGATAATTAATGGGTAGTTTTAAAGCAAATGCATCACCAACTGTTTTAACAGACTTACAAGTTGATGGAACGACAGTTGTTGTCGACGAGACAAACAATAGAGTTGGGATCGGTACTGATGCTCCTGGGACAATGCTCCAGGTTGAAGGCGCCGATGCTTATCTTACACTTAAGAACACTACTGCTGAAAATGGCGACGGTGGTGCTGAAACAAAGATTATCTTTGAAGATCACGCAAATGCAAGTTTGGCAGTTATTCAAGCAAGTCACGACGGCACTGCTGATGATACCAAAGGCGACTTAATTTTCTCCACAAATAATGGCTCTGGACTTGTTGAAGCATTTAGGGTCGCTTCTGATAAGCATGTTACATTTGCCGGCGAGACTACTTTTGCTGGACCAATAAATTTTGATAGCTTTTCTGATGACCTTGTTTTCGCTTCAGCGAATAACGTGTTTAGTTATAATTTTTGGAAAGCATCTGCAGGTAGCGGACTTACAGTACAAAATAATACTGGCGGAATTATTTTAGATGCGACAGACATTATCAAAGGTGATGCAAAGGCTTTTACTATCGCCCCCGCTGCCACATCCTCAGACAATACTGCGGGACAAACAATCTCAGCAGCAAATTTAATTGGTGGATTATGGTCTGCTATGAATAGAAACGCTAGTCAAGATGACACTACAGATACTGCCGCTAATATTGTAGCTGGTATCCCAAGTTGTGCAGTGGGTGATACTTTCGAGTTTACATTTATTAATGTTAGCTCCAATTCTGTCGATTTGGTCGGAGGTACCGGCGTTACTCTCCTTGCCGGATCCGCCGCATCATTTGCCATCGCTGCCGGCAAAGGACGTCGTTTTATGTTTCGTGTAACTAACGTGTCAGATAGTTCTGAAGCAGCACATATCTTTGCGGTAACTGATTCATTTAATCACTCTTCATAAGAGAAATAAGACAATTTGTCTTTTATATAAAAAAGTTACTATTTATTAACAGTATATACTGAATCAGGAGTAAATTTTAATGTCTTCAATGTTAGAACAAGCGATCGTTGACGCAAATGCGTTAAGAGAAGTGGCGATAAAAACGGCCGAATCAAATTTGATAGAAAAATATTCAGGTCAAATCAAAGAAGCAGTTGAAACTTTATTGGAGCAACCGTTACCTGGCGAAGATGATCCTTTTGCCGCTTTACAGGACCAAGCCGCCGACATGGCTACTCCTGGTCCAATGCCAATGCCAGGCGAAGAACCCATGGATGCAGAAGAAGACGATATAGAAGCTCCACTAGCTGCTACCGAAGGCGAAAAGCTTTGCCCATGTCCAGACGAAGAGCAGGTTGTTGTTGTCAATCTAGATGACTTAATTAAGCAAGCCGCAGAAGACGATATGGGTATGGGAGACGAAGAAGGAATCTCTCCAGAAGAAGTAGAAGATCTCGGTGAACCTGTCGAAGATGAAATGATGGACGATATGGAAGATGAGGAAGAAGATCTAATGGAATCTAGTTGTGGCAAAGACGACGATGATGAAATGGACGAAGGTCATTGTTCAGATAAAGACGACGATGAAGATGACGAAGATCTTAACGAATCAGTTGAGCTTGAAGAAAACGACTTAATTGATCTTTTAGAGACGCTTAAAGTTGACGTTAGCCCTGATTCTGTCCGCGGAGGTTGGTCCGGAATGCCAAGTGCTTATTTAGATGAAGCAGAAGAACTTGAGCTAGCTCGACGTCGCGACGATGAAGTCTCAGAAGACTTAGAAGAACTATTAGCTGCAGCAGAAGAGTTGCAGGAATCAAACGAACACTACGAGAATATGTTACTTGAAGCCAAGAAGTACATCGCGAGCCAAGAAAAGCAAAATCAAAATAAACTTGATAAAGCCGCTCAGACCTTGGAAGAAGTAAAAGAAGTAGCATACGCTCTTAAAAACAAATTAGACGAAGCAAACAAATCGAATGCTCGTCTTTTGTACACGAATAAAGTATTATCAAACAGCTCGTTGAATGGGCGGCAAAAAAATCAAATTGTCGAAGCTTTGATCAATACTGATTCTGTTGAAGAAGCAAAAACAATTTATGAGACGCTTCAAAGCGCAGTGGGCAGCACCGGTAAATCAACAAAAAGACAGCCAGAATCACTGAGCGAGGTGGTAAATAATTCTTCAGCACCAATGTTACCTCGATTGAATGAGGGACAACAAAATAAGCAAGATACATCGGTTTCTAATCGATGGAAACTCTTAGCTGGTATTAAAAATTAAAGACAAATAAATTTCAATTAATAATATAAGGAGGAAAATTAAAATGTCTGTTTTACAAAAGTTGACTGAAGGTCTTGTCAAACGCGACCTCCAGAAAGAAGGTGCTGCTCTCTTAGATAAGTGGGAAGCTACTGGACTTCTTGAGGGTCTTGATAATGACCATGGTAAAAATACAATGGCTCGCTTGCTTGAAAACCAAGCATCTGAGCTTCTTAGAGAGGCCAGCTCGATGGCAGCTGGTGACGTCGAAGGTTTTGCTTCCGTAGCATTCCCTATCGTTCGTCGTGTTTTTGGCGGACTTATCGCCAATGATCTAGTGTCGGTCCAGCCGATGAGCTTACCTTCGGGACTCATCTTCTTCATGGACTTC